CTGACGCTGAAAAGACAAAGCTGGCAGGCATTGAAGCTAATGCAGATGTCACAGACGTTACAAACGTAACTGCTGCCGGTGCTTTGATGGATAGTGAGGTTGCTAATCTCGCACAAGTTAAGTCATTTGACAGCGCAGATTATGCTACGGCTGCACAAGGCGCTGCGGCTGATGCAGCATTGCCGAAAGCGGGCGGTGCTTTAACTGGCGCAGTCACAACCAATAGCACATTTGATGGTCGTAATGTATCTGTTGATGGCAGCAAATTAGATGGCATCGAAGCCGGTGCCACTGCTGATCAAACAGCCAGCGAAATACTAACCGCCATTAAAACTGTCGATGGTGCTGCGTCTGGCCTTGATGCCGATTTGCTAGATGGTCAGCAAGGGTCTTATTATACCGGTTACACTGATACAGCCGTTGCCAATCTTGTTGATAGCGCACCCGCTGCACTTGATACCTTGAACGAACTAGCCGCCGCGCTAGGTGACGATGCTAACTTCAGCACCACCGTCACTAATTCTATTGCCACTAAACTGCCGCTGGCTGGTGGCACAATGACTGGCAATATTAGTTTTGCAGCCGGTCAAACTTTTGATGGCAGGGATGTGTCAGCGGACGGTAGCAAGCTAGATGGCATAGAGGCTGGAGCCACGGCAGATCAGACTGGCGCAGAAATCAAAGCAGCTTATGAAGCTGAAGCAAATGCTTTTACAGATGCACAGTTTACCAAACTAGCTGGCATTGAGGCTGGAGCGACTGCTGATCAAAGTGATGCTGAAATCAAAACCGCTTATGAAAATAACAGCAACACTAACGCCTTTACAGATGCAGACCATACAAAGCTCGATGGCATTGCAGCAGGCGCAAATAACTATGTCCACCCAAACCACACTGGCGAAGTCACATCAACCGCTGATGGCGCAACGGTTATTGCTGATAATGTTGTTGATGAAGCTAATCTAAAAGTATCAAATGCTCCCACAAATGGGTATGCTCTAACGGCACAATCTGGTGCGGCTGGTGGTTTAACGTGGGCTGCAATCGCATCTGGCGGTGGCGGTGATTTGCTGGCTGCAAACAATTTATCTGATTTAGATAATGCAGCAACAGCCAGAACCAACTTGGGACTAGGCACTGCGGCAACAACAGCGTCCACTGATTACGCTACTGCGGCGCAAGGAACTTTAGCTTCTTCAGCACTTCAGTCTGGCGACAATGTTTCACTGCTTACAAACAACGCTGGCTATCTAACATCAGTACCAGCGCAGTCATTTTCGTCCTTAACTGGTAAGCCAACAACGATAAGTGGCTACGGTATTACGGATGTAAATAGTAATATTGACACGCATCTAAACACATCAACCGCAGCAACGAATGAGGTTCTTAGCTGGACTGGCTCTGATTACGATTGGGTTGCTCAGTCTGGCGGCGGTGGGGGTGGTGCTTATGAATTGGTGTCACACACCACAACCAGCAGTTCTGCAACTTCTGTGGTTTTTGATAACCTAAACGATGACTACATAACCTATCAATTAGTTATGAACTGGGTTCACGCCAGTCAGGTTAGCACTGGCCCGAACATACGTTTTTACGATGGTGCAACATTGTTGGATAGTTACGGTGCTCACAACAATGACACTTCAAATCAAACAAACCAGACTGGTCAGACAAGTTTTTATTTAGCAAGAGAACTTACCGGCATTTACTTTCACTCTGTTATGGAAATCTGGGGAATAGGCTTAACAAACAAAGCTTTGCAATGGACTGGCACTTCCTTCACTAGCACTAACGTAAATCAAACCACACGTTTTGCTGGGTGGCGAGCGGGAACCAGTGGCGTAACGCCTGACAAAATTGAAATTAGAGCATTGTGGAGCAACATCCCAGCCGGAGCGAATCTGACGCTCTATGGCAGAAAATCGGCATAGGAGTTATTATGATAAAAGTTGTAAATGGTGTCGAGATTGCTCTAACCGAAGATGAAATTGCGGCAGTTAATGCAGAAAATGCGTCACAACAAGATTTCTTAATTCGTAGTCAGCGAGACTCGCTATTGCAGCAGTCAGATGTATATGCACTAGCTGATAAAATTACAGACGGTTGGACTACCTATCGCCAAGCCCTGCGTGACATACCGTCACAAGCTGGGTTTCCTTTTAGCGTGACTTGGCCTACTAAGCCGGAGTAAGGCAATGAACGAAGAAAATAAAATTGTTGTTGATGCGATTGCCGCAACCGGCACTGGCGCGGCTGTTATGGGTATGGCACCAGACATCGTGGCAATCATAACTGGCGTGTGGGTGTGCTTGCGTATTTGGGAGACTGAGACAGTTAAAAATCTAACTGGTCGCGGTGATGTTTAAGGCAATCGTTTTGGCGTGCGTCATTGGCGCACCTGACAATTGTTACGAATATCATTCGTTTATTTATAGCAGCACTAAAGAAAACTGTAAAATTCGCGCATTGGAAATGTCGCGGCAAATTGGGGAGATTGCCAACTTGATGCCGATGAAGTGGCGGTGTCAGCGTTTAGAAAAAGGGCAGCTAACCGATGGAGCCAGTCACAACCGTTTTGGCGGGCATCTCGCTGGTTAAAGCCAGCGTTGATTTCATAAAAAGCAACATATCGACCGCGCAAGATATCGGGCAAATCGCCGGTCAGATAGATGCGTTGTTTGCCGGCCAAAAACAGGTTCAGGAGGCCAGCAACCGCAAGTCTGGCGTTGGACTAGCCGACCAGTTTGGCGTTAAGTCTGTGGCGCAAGAAATGATTGATGCCCGCCTAGCGGCAGAACAGATTGCAGAAGTTGCTAGAATGGTCGATTTTCGATTTGGTCACGGCACTTGGGCTGGTATATTGGCAGAACGGCAAAAGCGTATCCAGCAAGCCAAAGAAGCGCGTGCAGCACAGCGCAAAATGGAACAGTTACGCCAGCAAGAGATGATCGAAAACTTTAAAATAGGGGCTATTGCTGTCGGGCTGGTTGTGGTTATTATTGGACTGTTTATCGGCGTAATGACAGCAACGGCTGGTGTAATTGTTAAATAGTGCAACCGCAACTGGGCTTATGGGGGAATACATTGCTCTGTCTGCAATATTATCTATGGGCTGGAAAGCAACGCATTGCCCAATGGATCGAATTGATGCGCTGGCATTCCTTGATCAGACGTTTTTACGCTGTCAGATTAAGACTGCTAACCTTTTATCTAATAAAGATGGTCGATCTGCGCGTCACCATTTTCAGCTTGGTCACGGCTCTAAAGCAAAACATTTGCCAAAGAAAGAAGATTATGATGTTTTGTGCCTTGTTTCACCCAATGCCAGACGGTGCTTGTTCTTGCCGATTACGGCAGTACGGCAATACTCTATGCGGGTGTCGCCAACGCGGTTTACTGAAGATGCGGAACGCGATAGCTGGGCTAAAACGCTGGCTGTCGTTTTGGAGATGAGGCGATGAATTTAGATCAATTACGGGAAGAAATTGCCAGTGATGAAGGCGTGCGGCTAGATATTTATTTGGATCATCTGGGCTTGCCCACTGTTGGCATCGGGCATTTAATCCGCGAAGCTGATGCCGAATATGGCAAACCTGTCGGCACGCAGATTACGCCGGAACGCTGTCGGCAGCTATTCGCGCTTGATATTGCGGTCACTGTGGAAGATTGCCGGTCTTTATTCGATAACTGGGATGATCTGCTGGAAGAATGCCAGCTAATATTGGCTAATATGGCCTTTAACCTAGGCCGCAGCCGGTTGGGTCGCTTCTTAAAGCTGCGTGCGGCTATTGCTAATTATGATTATGATGAAGCGGCAACCCAGATGGCCGACAGCAAATGGGCAAGGCAAGTGCCAAATCGGGCTGGCAGACTTATTGACCGGATGCGGGCATTGTCCGATGAGTAAAGTCATTTTGGAATATAAGATTATTCCGCGCTTTATGATGCTGGCGTTCACGTTTATGGCTTGGAACGTCTGCGACTGGTTTATGGAATTAGGCGCAGCGGCCACAACGCAGCAAACCGCATTTGTCAGCACGATAGTCGGCGCGGCGACTGGTGCTTTTGCAGTTTGGATGGGAAGCGAGGCAAAGAAATGATTGAAGCGTTAATTGCACCAGTGACGGGATTGCTGGACAAATTTATCGAAGATAAAGATCAAAAGAATAAGCTGGCGCACGAACTTGCGACAATGGCTGACCGGCACGCGCAAGAACTTGCCAAGGGGCA